AAAGTAAGCCGAACTTATTATGTAAGTAGAGGCGGAATTAGACTATAACAAAAGGCGGTTAGTCACCGCCTATTAACAAATTGTTCTAAAATCAAACAAAAACAAAAACAATGGCAAGGAATTTATTCAACTCCATTAAGTTAACAAAGCCAAAAAAGAATGTCTTTGATTTAACTCACGATGTTAAGTTATCAGCAAACATGGGTAATTTAACTCCAATTCTTACAATGGAATGTGTCCCTGGTGACAAATTCGATTTATCATGTGAATCTCTTATAAGATTTGCACCATTAGTAGCCCCAGTTATGCACCGTATGGACGTAACAATGCACTATTTCTTCGTACCTAATCGTATATTATGGGACAATTGGGAAAAGTTTATTACAGACGCTAACTCTCCACATGTAGCTCCATATTGGAATTACAATGATTCAGCTGCAGAAAAGTATAAAAGATTTATTGATTACATGGGAGTACCACCAGTTCCAACAGGTGGAGTAGGACAACCCATTAATTTACTACCTTTTGCAGCATATCAAGCAATCTATAACGAATATTATAGAGACCAAAATTTAATTGCTCCAATCGATTATAAGTTACAAGACGGAAATAATATTTCAACTTCTGCAGACGCTGACAGATTCTTATTAATGAGAAAAAGAGCATGGGAACATGATTACTTTACCGCAGCTTTACCTTTCGCTCAAAAAGGTGCTGCTGTAGATATTCCTATTGGATTAGTTGAAGGAGATTTACCAGTATATCTAAATAGTTCATCCGGTACCACATTAAATGGCTCTCCTGCATCAGTAAATGTAGGAGCACAAGGAGGACGTACAGATGTACCTGCAGACAGTTTATACGCAGACACTTCAAATGCAACTATTGAACCAACAACAATTAATGACTTACGTAGAGCATTCAGATTACAAGAATGGTTAGAAAAAAATGCACGTGGTGGTACACGTTATATTGAAAATATTTTAACCCATTTTGGTGTAAAATCATCAGACGCAAGATTACAACGTCCAGAATATATTACTGGTGTAAAATCACCAGTAGTTATTAGTGAAGTATTACAAACTGGACAATCAGATACAACACCACAAGGTAACATGGCTGGTCATGGTATTTCAGTATCAAGTGGCAGAGCAGGAAGTTATTTCTGTGAAGAACATGGATATATTATAGGTATTATGTCAGTAATGCCAAAAACAGCATATCAACAAGGTATTCCAAAAACTTTCTTAAAAAATGATAGTTTAGATTATTTCTGGCCTTCATTTGCTAATATTGGTGAACAACCAGTAACTAAGAATGAATTGTATGCTTATACAAGTAATGCAAATGACACATTCGGATATGTACCACGTTATGCAGAATATAAATATATGCCGAGCCGTGTAGCAGGTGAATTTAGAACTACAAAACTAGATTTCTGGCATTTAGGTAGAATTTTCGACACAGAACCAAATCTTAATCAAAACTTTGTTGAATGTAATCCTACAACACGTGTCTTTGCCGTAGAAGATGTAGAAGGTGACCATTTATATTGTCATGTATTAAATAAAATTCGTGCAATTAGACCAATGCCAAAGTATGGTACTCCAATGTTTTAATTATGAGTACAAGGTGTATAACACCTTTTTATAAGAAAGAACTTATAAAGGGTGAACATATACCCTTTCCATGTGGTAAATGCCCCCCATGTATGAAACGCAGAACCTCTGGTTGGTCGTTTAGGTTAGTTAAAGAAGGAGAGCGGAGTAATTCCGCTCTCTTTGTAACCTTAACTTATGATACTGCCTTTGTACCTATCACAAAAAATGGGTATATGACATTAGATAAAAAAGATTTACAAAAATTTTTTAAAAGGTTAAGAAAACTTACAAATGAAAAACTTAAATATTATGCCGTTGGGGAATACGGCTCTACAAAAATGCGTCCGCATTACCATATCATTCTTTACAATGCTGACAAAGAACATATTACTCGTGCTTGGGCTCTTAATAATTATGCTATTGGCACTAATTATATTGGCGATGTTAGTGCTGCCTCTATCGGTTATACGTTAAAATATATGTGTAAAGAATCTAAAATTCCATTACATCGTAATGATGACAGACAGAAAGAATTTTCCGTTATGTCAAAAGGTTTAGGTTCTAATTATTTAACAAATAATATGATAAAATGGCACAAAGATGATTTAGAAAATAGAATGTATGTGCCAATGTTAGACGGCAAAAAAATAGCTATGCCAAGATATTACAAAGATAAAATGTATAATGAACAAGAAAAGGATAAAATAGCATTACATATTGGCAAAATAAGTAAAGAAAAAGATTTGGAAATGGAAAAACAATTTTCCAGTTTTACAGAACAAGAAAAAGTAATGTCTGAAAGACATTTACATCAATTTAAAAAAATGTATAAAAGCTCTGAATCAGAGCGCAAACAATCAGATTTATGATAAAACATTCATTAAATGCAAAAGAGTTTGTCAGTGACGGTGAGATTAATAATCTTCCGTCTCAAACAATACCAGACCAAACATTATCAGTTAGAGAACTATTAGTTCGTTATGCTAAAGGTTTACCTTTAGACGGTATGAAACAACCAATATGGGAAGGAGAAGATGGAGATGCAATCGACCCTCGTAGACTCGATTTAGCTGAACGTCAAGAACTTGAAATAGCTGCTCGTCAAGAACTTGCCGAAATCGAAGAACGTTTAAAGAGCAAAAAAGTAGAAAAAACAACTGCAAAGTTGTCAAAAGAGGATATTGAAGATATCCAAAGTCAAGATGTTGAAAACATCTAAAAATGGAGAAATATGGTCATACAAGTTTACTTGTATGGCTATATTTATCAAGACAAGCGAAGCGCGTCAGAAATAAACACTAATACTCCTTGATATATTAGTGTTTATTGACACTAAATATATATATTTGGAAAAGTAAACGAGAAAGAAGGACGTAGGACGCACTACGAGTAAACAAAACCAAATAAATTAATAGTGTCAAAATAAAAACAAAAAAAAACAAAAAAAACAAAATATGCCTTTACCAGCTTTATTAGCTGCTGCCTTACCTGCTATAGGAAGTGCAGTGGCATCAACCTTACCAACGTTATTTACTAACAAACAACAACAAAATGCTGCTCAACGTTCTTATGATATTCAAAGACGTGACTCATTAGCTGACTGGAAAATGCAAAATGAGTATAATAGTCCACAAATGCAAATGCAAAGATTTAAGGAAGCGGGATTAAATCCGAACCTTATATATAAACAAACAAACGAAGCTGCACCAGTAAGAAGTACAAACTTTGATACACCAAAGTTAAATGTACCAACACCCGATTTATCTATGATTGGAAGTGTTATGAACCAAAGTGCAGATACAAAAGTAAAAGAAGCGCAAGCAAACAATTTAACAAAACAAAACACAGTTATTGAACAAGATGCTTTATTAAGACAAGCTCAAGTCGCTGGAGAAATAGCAAGAACAACAGCCAATACAGATGCTAACAGACGTGCAAATGAATTACAAACTTTTAGTTTACAAGCTGCAGAACAAAATTTAAGAAAAACTGATGTAGATATATCTAAAACTAAATTAGATATGTTATTAGGTTTTAGAAGTGATTGGCGTCAGACAGTAGCCAATTCAAAATCATTAGAAGAAGCAAATGCAAGAATAACATCTATGGCAATACAAAATGCTAAAACATCAGCTGAAAGAAAAAATATTATTCAGTTTACTGAAAATTTGAAAAAAGAAGGAATTCTTAAACAATTAGATATAGATTTAAGACGCCTTGGAATTATGCCTAGTGACAATATAGCTGCCAGATTATTAGGTAGAGCATGGAATGGTATTTCAAAAGATTCAACAGGCAAACAAAAACCTGCAAAAACAATGTTTAAAGAACACTGGAATAATTAATTATGCGACTATATACACAAGACCAGTTATTAAGACTTATTAAGTTATATAATACTGCTGATGAATCAGAAAAAAAGTTACTTAGACCTTATTGCGACCAAGCAATATTTAAATATTTTAATCACAAACTAAAAACAAACAAATGCGTAGACGTTCAAAGTATCGACGCTCATCTCGAAAGGGCGGTTATGGCCGAAGAAGTAAAGTAAGCCGAACTTATTATGTAAGTAGAGGCGGAATTAGACTATAACAAAAGGCGGTTAGTCACCGCCTATTAACAAATTGTTCTAAAATCAAACAAAAACAAAAACAATGGCAAGGAATTTATT